CGCGCGCGGCCTCTGCGCCATGCCGGTTTAAAGGTTGCTCTAGTGCCTTGATGCACCGATGCGATGTGATGGATAGATACCGGCAACCCGTTTCGATCGAGTGACCTCGGAGTTATGAGCCCCGCGCGCTGCCTCTGCGCCATGCCGGTTTAAAGGTTGCTCTAGTGCCTTGATGCACCGATGCGATGTGATGGATAGATACCGGCAACCCGTTTCGATCGAGTGACCTCGGAGTTATGAGCCCCGCGCGCTGCCTCTGCGCCATGCCGGTTTATTTGAACTGAAAATTAATCTGATTCCAACCAGGATTTGAACCTGTTGCTTCGTGTTTGTAGAACCGGTGTGATTTCCACTGCGCTATGCGCCATCCGGATAATCTACGAATGATGGAAGTGTTATTTCCATATATTAACATAAGATAATTATTTAAGCCATTTTTACTTAATATATATATATATATACATAACTCGAATCTCCTAAATAATTCCTAAATAATTCCTAAATAATTCCTATGTTTTACTTTTCTAGGAGAAGGACTACCAATGTGAGCAACGGCAGGAGGAGGAGAAGCAACAACGGCAGGAGGAGAAGCAACAACGGCAGCAATAGGAGCACCGACGGCAATAGGAGCACCGACGGCAGCAGGAAGAGCAACGGCAGCAGGAGGACGAGCACCAACGGCAGCAATAGGAGCACCAACGGCACCAACGGCACCAACAGCACCAACAGCAGCAGGAGCACCGTCTTCAACATCGCCAAATTCTTTATCAGATGAGTCATAAAAATCATTTGCAACTTGAGAAGCGTCTAACATTTCAGGACCATTTGCATATTGTATTTCTGAGTCTATCCATTCGTTCAGACTTGCTTGTAATGTAGGAAAAAAATCAATCTGATTATTTTCTTTTAATATTTCTTTAAATTCTTTTATAACATTTTGTTTGAAATGTGGTGGAATAAACTGATTTCTATTCGGATTTTGATTTTGAAAAGGATTTTGATTTTGAAAAGGATTTTGATTTTGAAAAGGATTTTGATTCGCATATATGTATCGTGTTGGGTCTCCATAAATAGTTTGTTCCAATTCTCTTCGAAGCGCATCGTCTTGCAATGTTAACTTGGAAAGAATTTTTTCTTGAATGAGTGCAAAAAATATGTCTAATCCTTCATTATAATCTTCTTCGCATTCGGTGTATAATTTGATAACAATTTTCCGCGTTCTTCTCACGAGAGATTGAAGTTCTTTGAATGTTAGAGACGGATTAATAATAACTCCAGAAATTTCACCATCATCGTCGTATGTGTACGTAAACATTTCGGATAATATTTCAAGCAGTAACGAGCGATTTTTTTCAGATTTTTGAATCATAATTTTTATATTCTTTATGTAGTCAGAAAATAATTTTTCTTTGGTTGGATTGCCTATAACGCCGGTTGAATAAATTCCGCTCCGCATATCGACATTTAGCTTCCGAATGTCGCGTTCGTCGCGGTCCTTGTAACGATAACTGTCGTCTTGGTAGTCATTAAACGCACCCCCGCGAGACTCGCTTCTTGAACTGCTGCTGCTCCTGCTGCCGCTGCACTCAATGTCTTCACGGTACACTTTAAGAGGCGCTTCAAGAAGATTAACACCACTGGGCGCTTTTTGTCCCATAAATGCTTCATAAAGATATTTAATATCTTCCGTTGAATCGTCGCCGCCACTTTTAAATAATTTTAAAAGTGAATTTATTCCAGGTAAGTCTACTATTCGCAATGCATTTCCTTTCTCAGAAATATTCGTTGCACAAACATTGGGTCCAATTGTAATGTCGCCCTCGCTGTTTTGAATCAACTGGTTGTTTATTAATAATTTCAACCTGGATGAACAAAAATCAAGAGAACCGGCACTTTTTTTATCAGAAGAAGAAGCATCATTTTCAAAAGATGGATTAATTGTGCTTACAATGCACGAAAATAAGTGTGCAAATAAAACATAAAATTTCGCAATTTCGTTGCATTTTTTTTTAACGTTGTGTATATTTTGTGGAGTTGATGGCATGCGTTTTCTAGTCGTGGGGCTACGACTGCGGGTTGATGATGATGATGACGGCGTGTGTTTTCTTGTTGTGGGGCTACGAGTGCGAGTTGTTGACCTCTTTTCTCCCCCTGTAGTTTGTTCCCGTTGTTCTTCTGCTCGTTCTTCTTCTCGTTCTTCTGCTCGTTCTTCTTCTCGTTTTCTTTCAACACGCCGAGGTACTTCATTTTGTGGCTCCTGTTTTGCAGTTGTTTCAAATTTTAATTCATTTTCATTTGATTTGGGGGTTTTATATTTTTTTATTTCATATAATTTTTTTCTCAGCAACACAATGTCAATGGAGTCTTTATTTTTTTTAAACACGTCTGATATTTGTTTTACCAGTTTGTTGCAATATTTTTCATCTCCAAGTTTTGTCATGTCTGTGAAATCAGAGTCAAAAATAAGATTCTTGGCAATGTAATCGATTTTTGTTCTTAACTCTAAATTTGAATTGTCATTCTGTGTTGTTAAAGCTGCGCCCATGTATGTTATTATGTTATTATATATATTATATATATGCTATAATTAAAATATAATTAGATTAATTGAATATTATTTATTTATTATTTATTTTTATATATAATAATAAAAATTGAATTAGACATAAACTAATATTATTTATAGCAAAAGCCAAGACGGTCCGGTCCCACCACCCACACCATCCCCTCCCCAGTCATCACGTTATTATTAATGTCGACGTTGTTAACTTCAGTCAATGGAACCGCAGGTCTTCCTCCAACTCCCTCTATAGTAGGGGGGTTAGAAGGGGGGGGGCGCATTACCCCCTCGATTAACCATAAAATAACGAAAAAAAATAGACATGATTCTAAATCCAGTAATAAATATAAACAAGATTTGTGGAAACAAATTGATTCCAGTTTTATAAATGAAGATTGTGAGTGTCAACAAAAACAACAGACGACGGCATCATCAGGAGCAGCAGGAACGGCGCTGGAGTGCGTCTACAGAAGCAGCGGTCAGCGAGAACATTGCGATTCGTGTTCTTCGATAGTGTGTTTGACAGACGACGGATTTTTGACGTGCACGAATCAAAAATGCGGAATTGTTTACAAGGACATATTGGACCACGGTGCAGAGTGGCGCTATTATGGCGCAGATGATAACCAGTCCAGCGACCCAACGCGCTGCGGAATGCCGGTAAATCCGCTGTTGGTTGAATCATCGTATGGGTGCAAAGTTTTGTGCGACGGCGCAACCAGCTATGAGATGAGAAAATTCAGGAGATACACGGAGTGGCAATCCATGCCCTATCGAGAAAAATCGCAATACGATGAATTTCAGTGCATTACAATCATTGCGCACAACGGCGGACTTCCTAAAATAATTGTGGACGAGGCGCTAAGGTACCACAAAAAGATTTCCGAATTCAAAACGTACAGGGGTCTAAATCGAGATGGAATTATTTTGGCGTCCACTTATATTGCCTGTAGAAAACACGGCTGTCCAAGAACGATAAAAGAAATTGCAACCATTTTTAATTTGGATAATACTAGCGCGACAAAGGGGTGCAAAAATGCGATTACAATTATAAATGAACTAGAACATGAAATGGCGAATTCAGACAAGACGAGTTTTAGTAAAACAAAACCGGAAGCATTTATAGAGAGGTATTGCAGTCGACTCAACATCAACGGCGAACTAACAAAATTGTGTCAGTTTGTTGCTACTCGAATCGAGAAGAATAATTTGATTCCGGAAAATACGCCGCATTCCATCGCTGCAGGAATAATCTACTTTGTTTCTCAAACGTGTGGGTTAAACGTCTCTAAAAAGGATGTAAATCGAATAACAGAAATTAGCGAAGTGACTATAAATAAATGCTATAAAAAACTTGAACAATTCACAGACAATCTCGTTCCGAAAATAATATTAGAGAAATACAAGGGGGTAACCCCCCTTTAACCCCCTCTAGAATGGGACAATAATTTATATTTATTTTTACATTGGACAATGGGTGCAAATGTAGATTGAACCACCATGATCGGCGTGAGGGTCCTTTGATTGTTGTTGGTAGAGGAGCGAACGCGTTGTGTGACCGTGAACGTGAAATTTGCTTGAAACTTCGCACAGTTTTTGAACTTGTTCTTCTTGTCCATTTAGCAGCAAATCTTCGCGAATGCGTGCAATCATTGCATCACACAAATCTTTTTCCAATCTTGAATACATGTCCGTTTTTTGTTCATGTCCAAAACATGTTCTGAAATATGTATTGTTTTCAGGATCATAATATTCATCACGATTCAATCTAAGTTTCATTTGATATTTCCCCAATTCATCACACGAAATGTACAAATCCAAAGTAACCGTATTTCCATTTTCGTTTTCATTACTTCTCTCGTTGTCTCTTGCAGTAGACATTTCAGAATGGTCTGGGTGCTGGGGATACAAAATAATATATTAAGCTCAACATTTTCAATTTATATTTTTATAAATAAAATTTATTATTCATTTTCTGTAACATTGATATATAAAATTTCGTGTTCTCTATAATGGGAAAAAATATGTCCCCCCCCCCTCGAATTAGTTTGAATTGGTTATAATGTATATATTCATACAATAATATATACATTACAATGAGCGATATAAATGATATAACAAAAACGAACGACGATGAACCCAGTTCAAGTTTAGAAGAACTAAATAGTAATGTAACTGTAACCGTCGTTCCAAAATTGGCATTCATTGTTCCTTATAGAGACCGTAAAGAACATTTGACATTTTTTTCGGTATATATGAAACATGTATTATCAGTTTACGACCCCAAAGATTACATTGTACGCTTTGTTCACCAAAAAGATGCTCGCCCATTTAATCGGGGAGGAATGAAGAATATTGGATTTTTAGCAATAAAAAATGAGTATCCTGACGATTATCAAAACATTACATTTGTGTTTAATGACGTGGATACAGTGCCGTATGATAAAAATGTGATTCAATACGAAACACGGGCTGGAATTGTGAAACATTTCTACGGAGTTCAGTTTGCACTGGGAGGCATTTTTTCAATAAAAGGGGCAGATTTTGAAAAGACAAACGGGTTCCCGAATTTTTGGGCGTGGGGCGGCGAAGACAACTATATGCAGCATCGAGTGCTGCAGTCCGGACTAAAAATTGACAGGCGAAACTTTTTCCCTTTGCAAAGTCCTATGATTTTACAAATGGTAGAGGGAATCATGAGAACCATATCACGTTCAGAAGCAGAAATGGTATTTTATAAAACGACGAATGACGGGTTGAATACGATAAGGAATTTAAATTATGAATTCAACATTCAAGATGGTGATAAATTTTTCATTGATGTTGTAAACTTTGATACCGCTTACAATCACGCTTCAAATACTTATGAGGAGCAAAATATTCACGATGAGAAAAGAATAAAATTTAAATCAAGGGGGAATGCGGCAGCAGCGCAAGATGAAAAACAGCGCGCTCAACATCAGCAACAACTGCTTATGGCAGCAGAAGAACAGAAAATGCGATTGCAGCAGCAGCAACAGCAACATCAGATGCGACAACAGCAACAACAGCAACAACAGCATCAAATCCGACTTCAGCAACAGCAGCAAATGCGACTACAACAGCAGCAAATGCGACTACAACAACAACAACAACAGCAGCAACAGCAGCAACAACAGCAACAGCAGCAGCAACAACAGCAGCAACAACAGCAGCAACAGCAGCAACAACAGCAGAAACCACAACAACAGCAGCAACAGCGAAATGGAATTGTACGAACAGTTAGACGTGTAAATGGAAGAAAAATATTTTAGGGGGACCCCCTTCAGTATTTACGGCCCCTGCTTTTATTTGTAAGTTTGTAAGGAAGGATATTTTTTGTCAATTTTTTTTT